ATTGGCAAGCCGCTGTACTGCGCTGTGAGCGATGCTTGTGTCAGCCACGACTTGTAGACCGACGTGCGGTAGACGCCTCGGCTTGTGTATCTCCACAAGCGATTGGTGCTTGGTGGGTACGGCAACAAGAATGTAACCGGTGTCATACGCGGACATATCGCGCCGCTTTTTTGAATGCGGTGATCCGGGCCGTGCTGTCACCTTCCCGCGCTTCCAGTCCTATGGTGCATAACTCGGACACCAGCGAGGACATCGACCGACGTTGCGCCGCCGCCACCATCTTGAGCGAGGCCGCTAATTCACTTGGCAGCACCAAAGTCGTCTTATGTGTTTGCATTGCCCGTCACCATAATTATGTCGATATGACACATTACGACTGTTGACGGCGTTACGAATAGTGACATATAGATAGAACAAGATGAACACAAGCGACCAACAAGGGAGGCGACTAATGGCAAATTTTCGCACAGTCAACCGACGCATCGTCACGCACAACTTGAACATCGAGGTCGTGCGCGGTGACGGATACATTTGGTTTGACGGGGCAGAAATCCCCAGCATTCACGTGCATCCGGTCACAACACCAACGGAGACTGTGATCCAGTTGGCTCAAGCAGAAATCGACAGTTTTAAGGGAGAAGACTAATGGATAAAAACACGGCAAAAAGATTAGCAGTTGATTTTATAAAATCGGCATATGCAAACGACATCGCTAAACATCCGGGTGCGCGTTTGCTTAACAACTGGGACAAAATTAGCGAATGCAAAAAGGGCAAAGTCACCTTTGAGGAAATAGAAGCGATCTGCAAAGCAATTGAGGGAGAAGACTAATGGTAGGCCGGAACATCAACCTTACCGCAGACGAGATTGACATGATCCAAAGCGCTATCGGGGCGATTTGGTGGGACGACACGCCGACCGTTAAGCGCGGCACGTCGGAAGCTGATGGCGCGAAGCGTCTTAGCCGCAAACTTGCGAAGGCGTTAGATCATCCAGACACCGATTTTGGAGCGCAGTCATGAAGCGCATCGTCGCGATGGAATTGACTGTTGAGCAAGCTGCCAAGATTTACGATTTGCTCGGCATGGGGTTCATGGATGCAGAGCGAGGGCAGCTTTATGACCAAAGCGAAGAGGCATGCGCTGCTCGCGCGGTGACCATAGTCCGGGAAAGCCTCACGCATTCATTCGGGGGCGCTCTCCATGACACCGCGTAATCCCAAAAGCACCACGGCACGCATCTACTGCCGGGTGTCGACCCAGAAGCAAGGGCGAAGCGGGCTCGGTCTTGAGGCACAAGAAGAGATCGGGCGCGCAAAAGCTAAAGAGCTTGGACTTGCGGTCGTTGAGGTCGTCGTCGAGGTGGAGTCCGGTCGCAAGTCCCGCACCGGTCGCCCGGCTCTACGCAAGGCAACCGCAGACTGTAAGATAGATGGCAGCGTCTTGATCATTGCCAAGCTCGACCGGCTGTCGCGCAATTTCAACTTTATGATCAAAGTGACCGAAGCGGCAGAACGTGACGGCATCGGGATTGTCGCGTGTGACGTCCCGGACCTTAGTAATCCGTCAACCAGTAAATTTCTGTGGCGCATCCTTGCTGCCGTCGCGGAGCTGGAAGCCGACCAAACAAGTGAGCGCACAAAGGTTGCATTGAAAGCCGCACGCAAGCGGGGTGTGACACTCGGCAACCCGCAATCGGAAAAAAGCAGCAAGATTGCTCGCAAGCGATTTGTGCATGACACGATCAAGTACGCTCACGACACCGTCATGCCACGGGTTGAGGAAATCCATAAGCTCGGTGTTTTCTCGTTGCGCGGCATAGCGCGTGAGCTTAACGCTCGGCATGTTCCGACATACCAAGCGCACCTAATCGACATGGAAGTCTCAACACGCGATCCGGCAAAGCCGCGCCCGTTGTGGTCAGCCGAGACCGTTAAGCGTGCGATTGCCAACGCGCAAAAACCGATACCAAAAATCAACATCAAAGCGAAATAGGAGGAAATTATGAATCTGTCAGAACACGTCACCCGCATGCAAAAATCAATAGAAAAGCGCCGCAAGATTTACGAGATCTGCAATGCGCGATTTTCCGTAAATCCGTTTATCTTTTTGTGGCGCAGCCGCTACCGGGCAATTTATTTGTTTTCAATGATGGGTCTCTGGTTGCAAGAGCATCCGCGCTCTCTGGCTTACGGCGCTACAATTACAAAATGGCGCGACACGCATACCACGGTGGGCGGCGTTGTTACTCGGAACATCGTCGCGGCGGGCGCACAACGCGAATATTTTACGCGCGCCGAGATTGAAGTCGCTTGCGGAAGCGCCGCGAAATCAACCGCCGTTAAGGCAGTTATACGAACCGGCGTCGAGTATGGGTTGTTAATCAAATCGAACGGCGACCGCTATTCATTGACGGCGCTATGCAAAGAAGAGGCGTTTGATCGCGTCATTTTTAAGATATTGACGCCCGTCATCATCGAATTTTGTGAGTATGTGGTCATGTGGAATCAAATGCAAAAAACGGCGCAGCATGTCGGCGAGTTGGAGCGATCCGGTGCCATCGGCGCAGGAGATTATCGATCTTTGTCCGAGGAAATGTTTTACGGCACATATGACGACGACTTGTTTGGCGATGCCGGTCGCCCAACGACCGATACCAGTCGCCCGGCGACCGATACTAGTTGTTGAGCGACCGATATCAGTTGTTGAGCGACCGATATCGGGCGAACAAAGACCGCGACAGAGTCGAATATCATGTTAAATGTGGGACAAGGGTAGAGCGAATGGAAGACGCTATGAGAACGCCACGGGGATTGGATCGGATAAAAGCCGCCGAGTATATCGGCGCAAGTCCGTCGAGTTTTGACAAGCTCGTCGCAGCGGGGAGTTTGCCCCAGCCGAAACGGGTTAGCTTGAAAAGATACGTGTGGGATCGGCGCGAGCTTGACCGCGCGTTTGATAAGCTGCCAACACGCAAGACCGGGGGGGATTGGTAATGCCGCGCAAACCGAAACGCCCCCGCTTACCAAATCTACTGCACCTCCAACCGGTATTAAGTAAAGGCAAATGGTATGTCTATGTCCGATACCACGGTAACGGCAAATGCTATAGGATCACCGCAGATTACGTCACCGAGACCAATGCCTTCATCGAGCAATATAAAGACGCTGTAGCGCAGTTGGAGCGCATGCCGGTCGTATCAGTCGCGTCGGATTTAGACACGTTGAGCGGACTTTATGCCGTGTTTAAAAAGTCAGCTAAATTTGCGAGCTACAAAGAGGGCACTATCAAAAGCAAGACCGGTCGACTTGACCGGCTCATGGTTGAGCATGGGTGGAAACGATACGCACAACTTAATAACAACACCATGCAAGACATACACGATGGATGGGCACAGACAAACGGGACAGAGCAAGCCAAGAAATTTTTGAGTGACTTGTCACCGCTGTTTGATCTCGCAATCCAGCGTGGATATGTCTCAAAAGACTGGGTCAATCCATGCCTTAACATTACGCGGCAGAAAGCTAAAAATGCCCAAGGCTTTCGCGTCTGGGAGCCGCAACATTTGCAGCAATTTGAACAGCACCACGCTATCGGTGGAATGCCACGCCTTGCATATGAGTTAATGTTCTGGACCGGCGCAGCGGCGGTCGATGCTTATCAAATTGGACCGCAACACATCCGGCGCGATACGAACGGTGCGGCACGAGTGTATTTTGACCGCCAAAAGACCGGCGCACCTATCAATGTGCCATTCCACCCCAATCTACAGCACGCAATTGAGCAGACCGAGATTGGCGATATGGTGTACCTTCTCACAACACTGGGCACACCATTTCGATCAGCCAAAAGCTTCTCGCAGTGGTTTACGGACATGGTGAAGCAAGCGGGTCTACCGCATGGGCGACCGCCGGTCGGATTATCTGCCCACGGTCTACGCAAAGCTGGTGCGACTGCGATGGCGGAAGACGGTGCCAGCGATCACGAATTGATGGCGTTCTATGGGTGGAAAAAAGCTGAGACCTCACGCATCTATACGTCAAAAGCTAGCAACGCTGTAATGGCAACGAATGCATCCGCGAGGTTGCGCAAGTGAACGAAATAAGTACAATTTTTGCAAACTTTATGTTAGAGCTTTGCAAACAAACCGCAGAAACGAGAGTATTCAACGGTTTTGGGGATAGAATGGCGCCCTCGGCAGAGGTGCCAATAACGACGCAAGCTATTGATTTCGTTAATAAGTCAAAAATAGTTTGCAACCAAGTAATACCCCTCAATACCCATGAATACTCCCGTATTTGCAAACCAAACGGGAGAAGAACGATATGTTAAAGACGATATTCGAGGGCGTCGTGTTCGCCTTCGCCCTATCCACGATCTGCGCCGTGTTTATAATTTTGGACGGCGTGATCAAATGAAGCTGTCACGGACCGGATACGAGAACGGCGCGAGCGACACGCCGATGATCACACCCATCGATGGCGTGTTTCTGTGCCCGTTTGGTTTAACGCCAAACGACATGCTCCAGCGTCATCGAGAGGCCCGTGGTGGCACGTCTGAAGATCGCGCCACGCCTATTATGAAGCGTGGCAACTACTTCCAAGCGGGTGCGCTGGAATGGTTCAATGACGACTTCGGAGCGAAGGTCGTCGAGCCCACCAAGGGTTACCGAAATGAATACTGTAACCTCGTCGCATCGCTTGACGGTGTTTTCACTGAAGACTGGCAGCACGGCAATCACATGATCCCGGCGGGCAGTGTGTGGGAGTGCAAGCTCCCCCGCTTCCCAGCGCAGCGCGTGGACGGCATCGAGAGGGTCTTGCAAGTTCAATCACAGATCGATTGCGCGAATGTCGAGTGGGGTGTCATAGCAGAGTTGGCGCAATCAGATTGCATCTGGCGTGTTGAAGTTATCCCGCGCCACCAGCCGACCATTGACGCGATTCGCGAAGCGGTCGACGTGTTTTGGGCACACATGGAAGACGGCACAGATTACGGGCCGCAGACCTCGTCGGAGGCATCGCGCATGCTGCTTGGCAACCGCATGCCCGACCGACTTGATCTGACCGACACGCCGACGACCGACATCATGTGCGAGGCTCGGCAGAATCTCATCGACGCCAGCGAGACCTACCTTTCCGCGCGCTCAACCAAAGCAAATTGTGAGCGCATGATGGAAGATTGCGCAATGACCATGAAGACGGTCATGCAAGACGTTGAGCGGGTCAAATTACCCGGCGACATCCAGATCAATCACACATCAAACGACAGTGACCGGCGTCGGTTCTCCGTGATGGAGGGCAAGCGATGAGCGATTTCCGAAAATGGTGCGACGACATGGAACGTCGCTATGACGTGATGCCGCGCTGGTACTGGGATGAAGCGAAGCGTCGAGCCGCTTTTGAGACAGCGATCAACACAAATATGGAGTCAAAACATGACCGCAAATAATTTCCACACTGATCTCGTCGCTGCGCTGTCGGAGATCACCAATCCGCCAATGACACAAGTCAACCCGCATTTCCGGTCAAAATTTTCATCGCTCATCGACTGCGTGAATACGATAAGACCAATACTTGCCAAGCATCATATCGCCGCCACGCAGATGGTACGCCACGGCGAGGCCGGTGACCGTGTCGTCACGCGACTGGTGCATGCATCCGGCGAGTTTGTGGAGGATGGCGGCATCCCCCTCGCGAACACCTCCGACCCACAAAAAATGGGCTCGGCAATGACCTATGCACGTCGCTATGGATTGCTCGCAATCTGCGGTGCAGTCGGTGACCCCGATGACGACGGCAATAAGGCGAGCGAGCCAGAGCCCGTGCTAGCTGCACCACCACCACCACCACCAGCGCCATCAGTCCCAGCGGAGACGTATAAGCTCAACTATTTAAATGCGCGCACACTCTCGTTCGATGACAGCACGGCATGGGTCGACGCTTACACGACCGAGATGCGGTCGACGATTAATGATAAAAAACTCACGCCCGACGAGAAGATGAGCTTGATGCATGAGTTTGAAGAAAAGAATGCGCCGGGTCTTGAGATGATCCCGGACGGCGCGCGAGCTGACCTTGAAAGTAAGCGGCTATCAGCAAATAAAAAACTAGGGGCATCGAAATGAGCGAGCGCTACGGGATAACGAAACGGCAGCGCGAAGCATTCGACTGGGTTAGCGCGTACATCGCATACCACGGGTACAGCCCGTCATTTAGAGAAATAATGGACGGGCTTAACATGAAGTCGGTAAGCCAAGTGAGCGCAATAGTTAAGGTGTTAGAACAGCGCAACTACGTGAAGCGTCTATACGGTCTACGCAGATCGATCACGATATGCGACTGACCGCGTCTATCCATGACTGCCGTTCTTGGGCGGGGCTAAACAGCTCCGCCCTTAATCGTTTGGTCACAGTCCTCACCGATTTAATCGGTAAAAAATAAACCATGCGGAGATCGTTTGCGGTCAGTGCGAGAATGTCGGCAGACTGTGATGACAGCGCTTTCTTTTTGCCCGCGCCGGTGGAGGTCATAAAATAATAGTGGTTTTTGCGCCCGCGTTGCTCGGGTCGCACGGTGGACTTAACCTCCACGCGAAACCAACGGTGATCATAATACGCGATAATATCGCAACCGTCTGTGCGGACAATTGACGCGAGGCCACCAACTCGCTCGATGGCGGCGGCGCAGATCAGATCACCAACCCGACCAGTCCTCGTTGACATCAGTCTGCTTTTGCAGCTCGGATTTGATCGCGCAGAACGCCGTAGTCAATGATCATTCGCGCGAGGGCAGAGCATCCCGGCGTCACAATATCCCTCGGGCATGGAGGTGCTAATCTATCGACCTCATCTGCGGCAGCGTGCTGCACCGCTGTACCGTAGTCGCGCAGCTCGGGCACGACGATCACCGGCTCGGCTTTCTGCGCTGTCTTGTAGTCGAAATAAGCACCCGTACTTGAAGCGCCCGCCGTCACCAAACTAGAAATGATCCCTACGGAGCATGCGGGCAGTGTGAGGCAGATCGCGATCACTATCCACCTCACCCATGCGACGCCGCGCATCCGCTTCCGCCTCGAAGGACTTCGCTCGCGACGCCTTGCGGACAATCCGCGCCAAGCCGAAGGCGCACCCGGCGAGTATCGCGATGCCAAATATGATGGTGATGACAATCGTCGAGAACTCCATTACGCCTCGGCTTTCTCATGCAGAAAGAAACCAGCGACCCCAGCCAGTGCGGCAAGTGCGGTGCTGATGTTCTGCATGAGTCCGGGATCGATGTTGACTCCTGTGAGAGCTAACACGCTTGCGAGTGCTGCGTAACTTGAGGGCTCCCGTAGTCTCTTTATGATCTGTGACATCTCGACTCCTTACATTTTTAGTACGACCAAATATTTGGTCTGGGTGATTGGGACAATACATCCGCGTGCAGAAATCTCGACGAGTGTCGACCCTTCTGACTTACGCCGATGCCTTTTACTCGGTCGTCTGCCGCCAGCAATCGAAGCAAGTCGTATGCGTCTCGCCCGGTGCATCCGATGTCAACCGCAGCCCCGGAATTGTGTGATCCGGGTTTCTTTTTGCGGGCTTCGATTGGATGCTTTTCACAGCGGTAGCCCGACGTTATTTTCATCGGCTTGCCAAATGCAGTTCG